GTGATTTTGAGACAGTAGAATATGCTTTCATCTGTGTGCCGACTCCTTCTACAGGTAACGAACTAGATATCAGCATATTGCAGTCAGTGTACGACAAGCATAAAGATGTTTGTCAGTTAGTTATTCGCAGTACTATTGGTCCTGAGCAAGTAGAACTATTTTCTAAAGCATACATGATGCCAGAGTTTTTGCGTGAACGATGCTGGAAAGTTGATGTTGATGATCCTCAGTTGCCACTTATTATAGGCATGAATGAAACTGATGATGAACTAGTAGAACTATTCGAGAATGTGAATAAAACTGTCAATGTCTGCCGCCCAAAAGAAGCCAGCATGTTCAAACTGATGCGAAACGCAGCACTGGCGATGAGAGTAGCAGTAGCAAATGAGTTTTACGAGATATGCGAAAGAGAGGCCGTAGACTATGAATTTGTTTCTACATTGTTAGCAGCAGATTCTTGGACAGGAGGCACACACTGGGATGTTCCTGGACCAGACGGCAAAATGGGATTCGGTGGTAGCTGTTTCCCAAAAGACTTGACACACATGAAATATTTGTGTTATAATGGTTTAAATATTTTTGAGACAGCTTTGAAAATTAATGATGAACGGAGAAACAAATGAGCTTAATGGATAAATTACAAAAGAATAGCACGATCAAAGATACGTCTATTCTTACCGAATCAAAATTCTTTACTACAAAAGACTTGATTCAAACAGCGGTACCCGCACTCAATGTTGCCCTCAGTGGTAAACTTGATGGCGGTTTGACACCTGGTCTAACGGTGTTTGCAGGTCCTTCGAAGCACTTCAAGACAGCATTCTCTCTGCTACTTGCTAAGTCTTATCTAGACAAGTACCCAGACGGTGTTGTATTGTTTTATGACTCAGAGTTTGGTACTCCGCAAGCATACTTTGACACTTTCGGCATTGATACTAGCCGGGTGATTCACACTCCTATCACAGACATTGAGCAGTTGAAGCACGATGTAATGTCTCAGATGAACGGCATTGAGCGTGGTGACCATGTGATTGTAGTTGTTGATTCAGTAGGCAACTTGGCAAGTAAGAAAGAAGTCGATGATGCGCTTGACGGCAAATCTGTTGCAGATATGTCACGAGCAAAGCAGATGAAGTCACTGTTCCGAATGGTTACTCCTCATCTGACAATCAAAGACATTCCTATGGTAGTTGTGAATCACACTTATCAGACGATGGAAATGTTCAGCAAGGCAGTCGTATCGGGCGGCACAGGCATCTACTACTCAGCAGATAACATCTACATTATTGGTCGTCAACAAGAGAAGACAGGCACAGACCTAACAGGATATAACTTCATCATCAATGTTGAGAAGTCTCGTTTCGTTCGTGAGAAGTCTAAGATTCCTGTTGAAGTATCATTCGAAGGTGGTATCAGCAAATGGTCAGGACTACTCGACATGGCAATGGAATCAGGTCATGTTATCAAGCCGAGCAACGGTTGGTATCAGCGAGTTGATATGTCTACAGGCGAAGCAGTAGAACCTAAGGCAAGAAAAGCAGATACTTTCAACAAAGCCTTCTGGTTGCCTATTCTGTCAGATCAAACTTTCATTGATTGGATTGCAAAACGCTATACAATCTCTAGCTCAGATGGCATAATGAGAGAAGAAATCACAGAGGAAGATATCGCAGATGTTTACGAAGCAATCGAAGAATAAAGGCAACTGTGACCGTTGTCAGATAGTTATTCATGAAAATGATGTGGCAATATGCTTTCACACAGATGTAGAAGAATTATATATGTGTGAAGCATGTGTCGAAGAAGTGTGTAAAGAAGCCATCAAGGAACATATTTAATGCAACAAAATATTGAAAGAATCATTCTCACTAATCTTTGCCACAATGAAGAGTATTTACGAAAGGTTATTCCTTTTCTAAAACCTGAATACTTTTCTAGTAGTTCAGAGAGAGTGATATTCAATAAGATAGCTTCACACACTGACGCATACAATGCAGCTCCTTCTAAGCAAGCAATCATCATTGCTATCACAGAAGACAAGTCAGTATCCGAGACTCAGTACAATGAAGTTCAGACTATTGTCAATGAGATGGAACAAGAAGACACGAACGGACAGTGGCTACTAGACGAGACTGAAAAGTTTTGTAAAGACAAAGCACTGTTCAATGCCGTGATGGAAAGTATTCAAATCATTGATGGTAAGAACAAGGATCTAGGTAAAGACGCATTGCCTAGTATATTGTCTGATGCTCTCGGTGTTGGCTTTGACAACAATGTAGGTCATGACTATATCGAAAACGCTGATGAAAGATACGAATTCTATCATCGACTTGAAGAAAAGCTGCCGTTTGATCTTGAGATGTTCAACAAGATTACTGGCGGTGGACTTTCTAATAAGACTCTCAATGTTGCACTTGCAGGCACAGGTGTTGGTAAATCGTTGTTCATGTGTCACATGGCAGCAGGTAATATCGCAGCAGGTAAGAATGCTTTGTACATCACACTTGAGATGTCTGAAGAAAGAATTGCAGAAAGAATAGACGCTAACTTAATGAATCTTCCTATTGGGCAGTTGAAAGATTTATCTAAAACAATGTTTGATGACAGGATCAGTAAACTAAATGAAAAAATTCAAGGTAGGCTCATTGTTAAAGAATATCCGACAGCATCGGCACATGCAGGCCATTTCAAAGCGCTTCTCAATGAGCTTAAGCTTAAGAGAAACTTTCGGCCTGACATTATATTCATTGATTATCTCAATATTTGTTCTAGCAGCCGCTTTCGTGCTGGTTCCTCTGCAAATTCTTACACTATTATTAAGTCCATTGCAGAAGAACTTCGAGGACTAGCAGTAGAGTTTGATGTTCCTATTGTCACAGCTACACAAACTACTCGTGGTGGTTACAATAACTCAGATGTTGAACTGACAGATACTTCAGAATCGTTTGGTCTTCCTGCAACTGCCGACTTGATGATAGCTCTTATCAGTACAGAAGAGCTAGAGCAGCTAGGACAGATTATGGTGAAGCAGTTGAAGAATCGATACGCTGATCCTACATCAAACAAGCGATTTATGATTGGTGTTGACAGAGCAAGAATGAAACTGTTTGACCTAGAAGATTCACAAGCAGGACTCACTGATTCTGGTGCATCTAAGTACGATGAGACTCCTGTGTTTGATAGGAAAAACATCAAGACTGATTATGATGGCATAAAGTTTTAGTCTTATAAATAGTGAGAAAGGGAGATCTCACTATGTCTGAAGAAGAAAAGAAAGAATTTCATCCTGCCGATACAAATGGTGATGGCAAGGTTAGCGAAATAGAGCATGAGATGTATATGGAGTTCAGACGAAAAGAACTTGAAGACCAAGATGCAATGCGAGATGCACAACGCAAGATGGCGTGGTTTGCTCTCGGCGGCATGTTGTTATACCCATTCGCAGTTGTTGTTGCTTCACTAGCTGGTCTAGATCAAGCACAAGGAACACTAGGCGATATGGCACCTACTTATTTTGTTGCTGTTGCTGGTATTGTAGCAGCATTTTTTGGCGCACAAGCATTTACTAAGAAATCATAATGGATAAACCCGATTTATCGGAATTTTTTGCACTCATCGCTGAAGAAAAACAAAAGGCGGCAGTAGAGTTATCATTAAAGGAAGAGAAAAAAGCTGAAAAGTCTAGAAAGCTCAAGGAGGAATTTCTTGAGCTTATCTCTGTGCCTTCAGAAAAAGTTGAAGTTGCCGAAGAAGTTGTACAGATAAAAGAGTTAGTCGAAAAAGTTGTTGCAGAGATTGTAGAAGAAGTTGCAGAACCTACTCTACAAGAAAAGTCTGTTCAGTACATCACAGCAGAAGCACCCGCCGAAAAATCTGTAATCAACGAAGCAGTTGTCTTTCAAAAGCAGATTGATAATCTCAAGAGTCACATCAATCAACTTGCATTAGGTATGCAAGGCATGGGCGGCGGCGGTGAAGTCAACCTTCGTTGGTTAGATGATGTTGATCGGGCAAGCATCTCAGACGGAAGATGGCTAAAGTACAACGGCACAACGGGTAAGTTTGAGTTTGACGAAATCAATCCTTACGAAGTCGTTTACAATACTACACTTGTAGATGAAGCTACTTACACAGTAACAGACACTGATTACTATCTCGGCGTAAACTATGCAGGTCCAGTGACAATCACGCTGCCAGTTTCTGCTTCATCAGGAAGAATTCTTGTAATAAAAGACGAATCAGGAAACTCAGCAAACAATCCCATCACAGTCTCTGGAACAATAGACAATGACTCCGGCGGTTTCATTTTAAAACTAAATAACGGCGGTGTGCAAATGATATATCGTTCTGGTTGGAGAATAATATAATGACATACTTGTTTAAAAAAGAGACTCCAAATACTGACTCTTTTGGTAGACTAAGAGTTTCTGAACCATTAACACTTTTTGATTCCTCTCATAGATTTTCTGATAATGACTTATGGAACGAAAGTATAACAGGAACTGCTTCTTCTTCATTTTCTCCTAACGAAGGTCTTGTTCATTTAGATATTGGATCATCAGCCGGCGATCAAGTTATTCGTGAAACAAATAAAGTTTTCTCATATCAGCCAGGCAAATCTCTACTCATACTAAACACGTTTGTATTTGCCGCTCCTAAAGCAAATCTAAGACAACGTGCTGGTTATTATGGTGCGGAAAATGGTATGTATCTTGAACTCGATGGAACTACAGTAAGTTTTGTAGAGCGTTCTATGTCAACTGGATCACTAGTAGAAACGAGAGTGAATCAAGCTAACTGGAATATTGATATAATGGATGGCACCGGACCATCAGGATTTACATTGGATCCTTCTAAAGCTCAAATACAATATATGGATATTGAGTGGTTGGGACTAGGCACAGTTCGTATAGGGTTTGTTATTGATGGATTGTTTGTGCATTGTCACTCGTTCCATCATGCAAATCTAGTTGAAAGCACCTATATTACAACAGCATCGTTGCCATTAAGACAAGAGATTACAAATACTGGCGCAACATCTGGTGCAAGTAAAGCAAAGCAAATTTGCTCAAGCGTGTTATCAGAGGGCGGCTATGAGTTAAGAGGTCTCCAACAAGCAGTTGGAACGCCTATCACCACTCCTTATGAACTTACAACTGCCGACACATATTATCCAGTTGTTTCACTAAGACTTAAAACTGCTCGCTTAGATGCCATTGCTATTCTTACAGCCACATCATTCTTGGGCGTTGACAATGGTAACTATAACTGGCAAGTGATCGCTGGTAATACTGTCACTGGAGGTACTTGGGTTTCTGGAGGAGCTAACTCATCTGTTGAGTATAATATAACTGGTACTGGTACAAGTGGCGGTCGTATTCTTGCTTCTGGTTGGGTGAGTTCTACTAATCAAAGTGCTGGTCAAATTGACTTGCTCAAAGAAGCATTATTTAAGTTTCAGATGGAAAGAAATACATTCACTAGCACACCCGAAGCAATTACTCTCGTTGTTGGTTGTGATACAGCACTTGCTGAAACATATTCAACGCTTGATTGGGAAGAAATTACTAGATAAGAGATTTTTATATTATGTGGAACAACATTTATACAAGAGAAGTACAACACGATAGATTTCCGATGTACAAAAGTATTGTCGGCGATACTGAAAACAAAGTTGTGATGGACTTCGGAGGCAACTCAGGAAACTTGCTACATTTCTCTGAGGGCCAAATCAAAGAAGAAAACTTTGTCTGTGTAGATACTGCGCTCAATGCGTTAGAGTTTGGCAAAGCTGAATATCCTAACGCAGAGTGGGTTCACTATAACAGATACGGTTGGTGCTATAATCAAAGCGGCGAAAAAGACGGACCCTTTCCAGAAATCTCTAAAAAGATAGACCACATCTTTTCCTACAGTGTGCTTAGCCACACA